AAACGACTCTGAGACAGCAGTCTCAAGAATAGCCAGTTCTTGGATGCGTGGTTGCACCTTGGCGCTAGCATCGCGCCACATCAGCGACTTGCGAACAGACTTTTCAGCCAACGGGGCGAGAACGCGCTCGCCGTCGACGAGAAAAGTGCGCTTGTAAAACGACAACTGCTCAATCGGCACAGCCTCAGGAGGCTTAGACTTGTCTGTATCGCTAGTGAATTCATATCCGAGTGACCGCCCAACGCGGGCAAAGTCAGCACCAGAGTACCCAATCCACTCAGCGACAGCTTTGACAATGTCGTCGCCGCCATGGGCAGAAAACAGATTATCGTCATCGAGCACGACGGAAGTGTAAAGAATCACGAGAATCAATCGCGTAACAAACCAGCCGACAAACGTCTGGATGTCCCCAGTCCCGGGTACACCGCTAATGATGCCATAAAACGAAATAAAAACTTCGCCCATAAAACACTGCAAGGCGAGGAACGTGTCGTGCACGCACTGTCGCGTGGCGCGACGATCCTCTTCGCTATAACCGAGCTTAATGGCGATGTAATCGTAAGCGTCTTCCGTGATCTTCCTGATCGTGGCGCCGTGTTTCTTGTCGAACTTGGAGCCATCTACATCGGTACCCTTCTTAGGGTTCACCTTGCGAAGGCTATTATGCACCCAGGCCCATTCAGGGCCTATCGGGGAGCGACCGATCATAGAAGCGTACGCGCGAGTATTGCGCATCACCTCATGTATGGGCTCAAGTAGGGTGCGCGATGCAACGATCCACTCGATCTCAACCACGTTGATCTGGCGCGCGATCGGCTTCTCGCGAACTTCATTCATCTTTGGGATTATCCGGCAAGTGGGAGGCACAGACACTCCAGATCGCCATTTGCGTAGGATATCTTCAACGCGCCCATCAAACCCCGGTGCCAACTCAACACCGTTGGGGTAATGCGGGCACGCGGAATCTTCAAAAGCTTGCGTCTTCGGTCCAAAGCGGCCCCAACCACCGACCAAAGTCGAGCGATTGATGCCCTTAATGCGACCCGGCACACCGTTTAATGCTTCGCGAACGGTGAGTACGCGACCCTTGGGAGTGTCAGCAAAAATCGACTGGAACTTCGCTTCAACATGCTTGATCGGCCCTTCTTGGTCGATCAAGCCGTCAAAAGCATTGTTCAATTCATCGACATGCTGTGTCATCATGCCGTAAGGGAAATCGCGCTCAGGGTAAAGGCGCGGTCGCCACTCGGGTTTACGAA